CAGTAAGTAAAGCTGTGGAAGATAAATCTGGTGTGTGGCCCTTAACTCCAGCTTATGTCTTACAAGGCGATGATGTGCGAACTTGCTGCTTATCTTTTGGACTGGCTGTTTTAGTAGCTTTAGAGTATAAGTCTGCTAACTTCGATGTTAACCCTTCAAAAACATTTATTTCAGATACTAATGACGAATACCTACGACAAATCACCGACAATGATTCTATTCATGGGTATCCAGCGCGAGCTATTTCATCACTAGTGTGGCGTAATCCGGTCACACGAGAATTATTACGAGGCGAAGAACGAATACGTGAAATGGTTACTAGTTGGAATCAAGTTTTTAACCGTATAAAAAGAACAGATTATACGTTGATGATCAATGATATAGCTAATAGTAATAAAATCCCAGCACCTGTAGTTGAACGGTTGTGTGGGTCACCAGCATGCGTTGGTGGTTTAGGATTACTTACTCCTCCACTTGATGAGTGGATAGCTATTGAGAAAGGGATAGTTGAGCGTGGTTGGCAACCAGCTCACGAGTCTCCACTTGCCGAGGTTATTGCAAAAGAGTATGGTCTAGATGCTCATGCGATCACCCAAATGTGGGCACGGAATGTTGAAGGACCAGGTAATCAAAAGTTAATCTATCATGATTATACAATTCGAAAGATTACTCCTTTCCTTCCGTTATTTTCTTACCAAGTTGCTTCTTTAGAATTTGGACCACCACTAAGTTGCATATTGAATGCAGACATTCCACCAACTGCACGAGATCAGATACTTGCTATATGTATAGAAGATCGTGATTGGGATAGACTACGACAATATGTAATACCAAACCACCTTGCTTATTATAACGAATTTATTAATAAATTGACTCGACGTGTGTTTATTTTATGGCTGAGAGGTAGACTGCCATTTAATACTCCCGTGCGACAAGGTTGGTCACAGCTTGCTACATCAATTATGTATAAACCATTAGCTAACAGTATGTGGCTCTGGGCCCTTGGAAGCCATAGAGTCACCTATTCTAGAGTGTTAAGAGCTGCCTTAACTGCTGAATGGTATCTACCAAACATCGAACACCGATCTGAAGTACTGATCGGTGGATAGCGATGCAACCCCTTCCCAATTTAACCAACAGGGGTTACCGGGTCCTTGCCGGTGAAACAAGAAGGACTCTTTCGGTTCTCTGGCCCGAGCCGGAGCAAGGGG